GTATTAGACCATTATAATAATCCTAGAAATGTAGGGTCATTTAACAAGGATGATGTACAGGTAGGTACTGGGGTTGTAGGAGCCCCTGAGTGTGGGGATGTAATGAAGTTACAGATTAAGGTGGAAGGAGATCGGATTGTAGATGCTAAATTTAAAACTTTTGGGTGTGGTTCGGCTATTGCATCGAGTAGTCTTGCGACTCAATGGATTAAAGGTAAAACTTTGGCTCAGGCTAGGAAAATAAATAATTCGCAAATTGTTAAAGAGTTAAGTCTACCTCCTGTTAAGATTCATTGTAGTGTTCTAGCAGAGGACGCCATTAAGAGTGCAATAAAGGATTACCAATCAAAATGATAATGATGAGTGATAGAGCAGCGATTGAGATGAAACGCATAGTTCTGGAGCAGGGACTAGGTGAAGTTTTTCTTAGGGTTGGTGTAAAAGGAGGGGGTTGTTCAGGCTTCTCTTACACAGTAGGATTTGATGATAAAAAAAATGAGTTAGATCAGGTTTCTATTAAGGAGTGGCAGCCTAATGATATTGAAGTTATATGTGACCCTAAGAGTTTTCTTTACTTAAATAATACTATCCTTGATTTTTCAGACGGCCTAATGGGTAGAGGGTTTACTTTTGATAATCCTAATGCTTCAAAGACTTGCGGGTGTGGAGAGTCTTTCAGTGTTTAGAAGTGAGAAAGATATTCAGGATGCAATTGCGGCTCAGAAAGCTGAGAAAAAAAAGAAGCATGACAATAGACTCTACACAACATATCAGGAGGATGTAACCCTCCTAACTAGAATATTTATTGCTGTTGTGCTAGGTCTTATTTTGGGAAGCCTCTATTCAGCGTACATGTGATATAATTATGGCTATATTTGAATGGATTTGTAGAGACTGTAGTATTTATTGGGATAGAGACTGTCCTGTAGGGAAAGCTCCAAAGAAAACTAAGTGTACTAAGTGTAAGAAATTGTGCGGTAAGTACTGGCAAAACTCAGGCGTGGCAATTTCTTTTAAGGATGATGGGTGTGGGAATGCAAATGGAACAGGGGGAGCAATGGATTTTCATACTGTAAAGCAGAGATATAAAAAGCATGCTAAAAAAGGATATGATAAAGACTCTGCTAATAGATTTTTACATAGTCAAATCAAACAAACACAGGAGCGAACGGATGATGATTCCTTTCGTTACAAGGCGGCTAATTTTAAATGGGATAAGATGGCAGAGGATGGGGTAGTCAGGAAATTAGGGACAGCCGAAGCATACCAAAAGAAGAAAAGGGCTGAAAAATTAACCTCAGACGCCTATGATAGAGCGAACAAGATGGGTTACAAAGATATAAACCAAGACAAACTAGACATAACAAAACCCCAGAAACAAGGTTAGGAATGGCATACGAATTTAGTGAGAATATTCAGAGAGGAATCCTCTACTTTCTGAAATCCGATAAAGATTTTTATCTACAGATTGTTAATTTAGTTAACCCTGATTACTTTGAGTTTCCTTCACATGCGAAGATCTTTGGAGTAATCAAGGAGTACTACGATAAATATCATAAGCTCCCTACTGATGATTTTATCCTTCAGGATCTCAAGAAGAAGCTGGGGAGTAGAGAAAATGTGTCCGACTATGAGGATGAGATTCTCTATGTAAATAATCTTGACACCTCGACAGTAAGTAACTCCGAATACATGCTTGATCTGGTGGAGGGGTTCGCCAAGAAGGAGGCTATGAAATCTGCGATTGCTCAAAGTATTTCGCTAATAAAGGAAGACAGGGTTGAAGAAGTAGAAGCTCTAGTTAGGAAGGCTCTTCTAATTAACCGAGACATTGACACAGGCCAGTCCTACTTTGATGATTATCTCGGACGATGGGATAGGATATTTAATAAGAAAACGGAAAAAAAATACAAGACGATTCTGCCCTCTATCAACCAATCCTTAGAGGGAGGATTGGGGAGTAAAGAACTAGCGATGGTGGTTGCGCCTCCTGGGGTTGGCAAATCATTATTCTTGGTTAATCAAGCGGTTCACTCCCTGGTGGAGGGTAGAAAAGTCTTGTACATTTCTCTTGAGATGAGCGAAGATAAGATTGCTCAAAGGTTTGATTCAGTTATGACCTTGATCCCTCAATTTAAATTGAAGGAACCCACTAATCAATTAAGTGTTAAAGAACGGCTGGATTTGTTCCAAAAAGAGTTTCCTGGCTGCCAACTCGTAATTAAGGAGTTCCCTACAGGTCAAGCTTCAATTAATACTATTAGAAATCTAATGGTACAACTAAAGAATTACGAGGAGTTTGAACCAGACCTTCTTATTGTGGATTACCTGGAGTTACTTCGCCCCACCCGAGAGATATTGCAAGAGTATCAGGCTCAACAACGGATTGCAGAGGAACTTAGAGGGATTGCGATGGAACACGATTTCCTTATCTGGACTGCTACTCAAACCAACAGACAGGGGAGGATGGTTAAGATTATTACAGATGCAGAGTTAGGAGATTCTTATGGTAAGATTCGTACCTGTGATTTTGCAGTTTCTCTGAACCAGACTGAGGAAGAGTTCGATGAAGGTAGAATGCGTAGTTATGTGATTAAATCTAGGAACGGTAGACCCAGGTTTATTGTGCCTATGTCTATAGATTATGGCGTTCTTAAGATGGCTGAATTAAAGGACTCGTATGATGAGTAAAGAAAAAAATATTCTTGAGAGACTTCAGGAAGAAAAACTAGAAATTAATGCAGGATTTCGTACTTTTAGGGTAGATATTAAGAGGGTTCTAAAAGAAGAGGGGCAAAGATGTTTCGGTCTTACTGATTTTGATAATGGAGTAGTATCACTAGATAAAGATATGAACCCTCAGTTAGCAAAAGAGACAGTACTGCATGAGTTAACTCACATAGTACTAGAATTGTGTGGGTTAGGGGGAGATGAGACAACAGGACTTGTTAGAGAAACACAAAATGAGGAACTTACTACCCTTGTTTCTCGTTCTCTACTTCTTTTAATAAATTTAAATCCTGCATTATTTAGAATATTGAATGGTGGTAAATAAAAAAATGATAAATAATAATAGAGTTCCATATGTTAATTTTATTTTTACAGATAAATTAAGCATTTACAGAAATGGAAGATGGGAATTTGTGATGCCTGGGGGAAATATACACTTTAGTATAACTGGAAAGGCTTATATGCCTGTAAATTATAAATTTGGTATAGTGGAGTCCAATGTGGGAGATCCCTCCGTTACCCGAGGAAGAGGTAATCCTGGGGATATTCTTGCTTGGAATAACTTGAGGTTTGATGGTTATAGTATAGTCGCAAAAGCTCAGTATGATGTTCTATTTCCTCCCCCCAAACAACCTTCAACAGCTACTGTTCCTATATCTTCTACGAAATTAAGAGAACCAAATTTTTACAACAATGTGGTAGCAGAATATGAACGAGGCTCCTCTAATATACCAACAGGAGTAGGCAGCCCCTCACTAGGAGGTTCCCCAACCCCGTCTACTGGAGGAGGGAGCGTTCCAAGCACTGGAGGAGGGGGATACTAAATTATGGATGAACTTAACGAACTATTAGAAAATTTTACTTGGGATAGCTATAAAGATATTAGTGATGCGCTGTCCAGCTTTGACGATGGTATGATTGATCAGGAGATGATGCGACAGGCTACTCTTTACTCCTACTATTATGGTCTTATGTCGGTAGCTAAGAGGCAGATGAACAATGAGAGTACAGCATTAATACAATTTGCATCCCAGCTTCGCAAGGAAGCAAAGAATCATACTGTTAAAAAATTAACAGCCAAAGATCTAGATGATCTAGTTTTCGGTGACGAAGACTATCGAGTGAAAGACATCAAACTGAATGACGCTACCTTTAAGTACGAATTACTCAAGGGATTAGTACGATCCCTGGAGCAGAAGAAAGACATGTTGCAGCAAGTTTCTGCAAATAAACGAGAAGAAATTAAACTATATAAATAGTATTACTATTATACACTAACACTAAACTACAGGAGACTGAAATGATTGACCTAGAAGCACTACGCAAAAAACACGAACAACTACAGAACCCCGCTTCCGCTAACCAGAACTCGGACTTTCTCAAGAAGTTCTATCAAATTCCCGAAGGCACTAATGCCGTTCGTATTCTCCCTTGGAAGGACGAAGAGAAGGAATTCTATGCGGAGACTAAGATCCATAGGGTTCCTCAACCCGATGGCAACAACAGAAATGTTCACTGTCGGAAGGTACACGGGGAAGCATGTCCTCTGTGTGATATGTATTATGCTCTGTGGAAGACGGGAAGAAAAGAGGATGAAGATCTTGCTCGTAAGATTAAGCCTCGCGCTCGTTATTACATGAACATTCTCGATAGAGAGAGTGGGGATGTAAAAATTCTCTCCATTGGGGTGATTCTTTTCAAGAAAATCATCGGTGCTATGCTTGATGAGGACTTTGGTGATATCACGGACCCCCAAGCTGGTCACGATTTTAAGATCGTGAAAGAAATTGAG